TTGCGAAAGAAAGTTGAATGGACCGGGCATTACTTCACCTCGACTTGAGATTCAGCGGCCTTCACGGCCGTAGGCTGTGGCGCATCGGTGTGGCTTGCAGCGGGAGAGATGAAACGTCCCGGCGCGGAAGTGGGCTTCTGGGGAGCTGCTGGATCTGCGACCGGAGCCAGGACCAGAATTTGAGATCCCTGATAGGTTTTAAGAGAGAGTGTGCGCCGCCACTCGCTGCTGAGCACCTTCACCGGCTGCCCAGGCGTGAAACAGTAGTTAAAGTGCGCGTTGCTGATGCGCACTGAGGTGCTTTCTGAAAGGGCGATACCCGCCGGAGACAACTGCACTTGAACAAAGTCAGAAGGGTTCATACTTTTCCTCCGTTAGGGCCGTCGAATTGCGCGATGCCGCTGATAAGCACGGTGATGGCGAAGAGCTGATCTACCGGACCGCCATCGTCGGGAATCACAAGAGAAACGCGCTTGATCTCCAGAGGCATCGACCTGGTGCCATCGGCCAGAGCCAGGCGCGCGCCGGCGAGCTGATTGAGCGCAACCGCGACCAGGCCCAGAGATTGCAGCCGTTCGTCGGCCTTGGAGCGCAGGCTGGATTCAAAGCAGAGCACGTCGAAGAGCAGCCCAGCCTGATAGGTAAGCCGCTGATTATCGCGCAGGTTACTGTAATCGGAATCGCCGAACTGGACGCGCATCGACGGCGGCTTGAGCGCGAGCTGGCCCTGGGCGTTGAAATCCTTGCTGTTGACCGAATTCACATCGACCGACACGGGAGCATCGACGGTGCCATAAGCCGCGGGCATCGCGCTCTTGAGCAGCGCGATCAGAGCAGCCTCGACGTAATCAATGCGAAATTGCGAGGGAGCGCCCATCACTGGCCTCCCAGGCCGGCAGCGGACCGCGCCCGCCGGATGTAGCCGTTGACCAGGCTCTGGATGCGCTGAGGATCTTCGGGGCGGAAGACCAGGTAGGGCCGCGCGGGAATGTTCTGGTGGCGTGTATGGCCGGGGACGTGGATGCGCACCTGGTTGCGCGGCCCGCGAATATTCAGCGAGCGATTCCCGATTTTTCCTTTGCCGAGAGCCGCGGAGAGCCGCGCGTAGCTGTGCTCTTTCACGTTGACTGTGGCGGCATCTTGTTTTGAAGTACGCGGCCCGAAGCCAACACCGCCGCGATCGCGCGAGCCGAACTGATGCACGGCCGCATATTTCACGTTCGTTGAGAGAATCACCTGGTCCGGAGAAGTCTGCGCGATCCCTATCGAGTTCAAAAGCGTTCCTGTCATGATGAGCAGCTTGTGACCGGAGCCGTATCTTTTAGGGTCGTTTTTGATGGTCGAAGGCGCCAGGGGCATCCAGGAATTGGCCGGAGAACCCTGCTCGCGGAAGGTGCGCCGGATGCTCACCAGCATAGACATGCCGATCTGCTGCATCAGCTCACCCTTCGCTTGGAGCGAGAGGCGGAACTTACCCAACGCGACTTTCACGTTGGCATCATCGACCTGGATGACTTCCGCGCTCATACGAAACCTTCGATGTTCTTGTCGCTAAAGTGGAGATGGCGATCTTTCTTTGAGATCGTCGGACCCCCCAGCGAAACCTGCGGCTGGAGAGCCGTGGAGGGTTGATCGAGCGAAGCCTTGGCCGCGGCAATGTCCTTGAGAAAGCTGATCGCCTGGTCAAAGCGCTGCTGCACCGTCTCGCCGATCGTGGTCTCGCGCCGCCTGGAAAAAAGCAGATAGACCGCAATGTCCAGGGTCAGCGCCTTCACATCGTCCGACTGCTGCAGCGGAGTGACATAGCGCATCCGGCAGTAGCTCTCTACGCGACCTGAAGCCTCTTCGAGCGCCGCCGTGACCGTCGTGGTGTTGATTTCACCAGTGTTGTCATCGTCGGTCAGCTCAGTCAGGTCCTTCGTCGTCATGCGAAGAGGGATCAGATCGGCTTGGGTCGCGTAGGCCATGCAGCTCCGGAGTTACTTGCCTTCTGTATCCGCCTCGACGACTCCGCGAGCCAGCAGCATTGCGGCCTCGGTTTCGGTGAGACGAACGATAGATCCCACGGTCACGATGCGGTGGCCAAACAGCACGCTGGCCAGCACCTTATAAGGTTTCGTTGCCTTGGGCTTGGCCGCTTCAGGCTTCGCCGCGTTGGACTTGTTTTCCGGCTCGTGCTTCGCCACTTCGTTCTCCTCTTGATTTGCGTTGGCCGCGGCCATTGAAGACCGCGGCCGATGCGATTCCTGGGGGCGGCTCAGGCTCCGGTTTTGGTTTCGGTTTTGGTTTGGGTGTCCGTCTTGACCTCGGCTTCGTGAGACTTCCCAACATCGTACGGCGCGGGCTTGGCCGCGTTGGGCGCTTCCGGGTTCGGCTTCTCGACGTCCCGCGTCGATGTGTCGTGAGTCTCTGTGGTCTTCGTGTCCGTCGTAGGCTTCGCGTCGGCGTGGACTTCCGTTGTCTGCTCGGTGTGAGAGCTGTCTGTCATCGTTGACCCTCCTTCGGGGCGTTTTCCGGGCGCGGATTAAAGACCGCGGCCGGGATCGTTCGTTCACCTCAACGGGGAGGAGTTTCCTCCTCCCCGTTGATATGGTTTAGCCCTCGATGTCGCCGGGGATCGTGCCCATGGTGGGAGCGATGCTCAGCGCGTTGAGAATGGGGATACCCGTCTCCTGCGCGGTGGCGCGCAGGTCGTAGTACCAATCCACGCTCTGCCAATACTTCTTCTTGGCCAGGTGCGGATCGATCCATTCGAGAACGCCGTAACCGTCCACGGTCGAGGGAGGCGCGGCAATCGTAGCGCCGTTGCCGTCCGTTCCACCGGTCCAGACGAAAGTCTTGGCGCAGGAAACATCGTCTTGCGTGGGCGCGGCTTGCGCGTAGCCCAGGAAGGCGTTGCTGCCCCACACCCACGAGGCAACGTTCTGCCGGTTGAGCAGGATGGCGCTGCCCTGGATGCACTTCACGCGGAAGACCGACGAGAGCTGATCCAGGGAGATCGAGCCGGCCACGGTGTACTTGAAGCGGTTGATGATGTCCGGATGGTTCTGCAGCGCGACCACAACTGGATCGCTGAGCAGTAGGCTCATGTCCGCATCCTGGATGCCAGCCTGGCGCAGAATTGCCTTGAGCGCCTCGACCTGCACGATGGGATGCGAGCCATCAGTGCCCACATCGGGGACCGACGGGTACTTGTCCCATTGGTTGTTGGCCCCGGCGCTGAGGTCGGTGTAGTTGGGGAAGTTGGTCTCGCTCAGCAGCAGCCTGGCAATCGCGACTTCGCGGTCGAGATTGATTTGCTTGATGAGCTGCTGGGTGAGCTGCTTACGCGTGGAGAAGCCCAGGCCGAGGCCGTAGCTCTCACTCTCGAAGGGCACATCGCCCTGGAGCGCGTGGCTCTGCGCCATGTACGGCGCGGTCGAATAGCTGCGCCGCACAGATTGCGGCTCGTCGCCTGGGGCGCGGAGCGTGGTACCCGGCAGCTTGAAGTCGTCGCGATTCCACACGACGTACTGGAAAGACTGCCGCGCCACAGGCACGCGCGGGGCAAAGGTTTCGCCAACGAAGGCATTGTTGCGGAACTCCTTGGCGAAGTTCGACAACGCCACATTCAGAGCCCCAGCCGGCATCGTTCCAACATAGCCGCCCATTTACATCCTCCTGCCGCTTGCGCGGGTCGATTTCCGTTTCAGTGCGCCGCCAGGCGCTTGGCTCATCACTAAGCGCCTGGCGGAAAAAGTTAGGCGATTGCCGCTACCAGGCCGAAGAGCCCCGGCACGAAAACGCAGATGTAATCTCCCGCGTTCGGCGTGGTCTCAAGCGCAATAGCCACCACCGGTTGTCCTGCGGTCGCCGGCACAAGCTGGCCGGCGGCGTTGTTGGTGAGCGCTAGCGGCGCGGACGGAATAGCTGCGCCAACCTGGCCCACCGTTTGGCCGTGCTCGATCACAGAGATCGCTTCGGTGGTAGAGATCGCATCTTCCTCGATGATGCCGATGCAAGGCGAGTTGGCCACGCTGGCCACGGCGGCATGATAGACATCCGTGCCATAGACAACGGCGAGGCCGCGGGTAAAGCCGGACGAGCCGCCGGGGATCAGGCTTTCCTTGATCTGTACGCCCTTCGGACCCTTGGTTTCAGTGTTGATGTTCGTCATGACTTGCCCTCCTTGGGCCTGTGAATTTCAGAGGATGCGGGGCCGGTCTTGCTTTCGGTTTTTCCGGCCCTCGCTTGTGTATCTCGTTAGACCGCGCCAGCCGAAGAGCCGCTGGCTACCGTCAACTCGGGATGCTCTTCCGCGACCTCCGAAAGCGCTTCGCTGAAGCTGATCTTCTTTTCCTTCTGGCGCGCCCTGGCCGCGTTGGTCAGCGGATCGCCGCTCGCGGTCTGCCCGCGTCCAGCCTGAGCGCCTTCCACGAATCGGCCGCCGGGAACAATCTTCGGCAGACCTTCGAGGAAGAGCACCAGCGTTTCCAGCGTGGTGATATTCTTCTTCGCGTCGCCCTCGCCGAACTCGACGGTTGCGGTGGACTTGGCCAGCTCCTCGAAGACCGGGCCGAGGCCCATCTTCTCGAAGGCTGGAATCCACTTGCCTGCGCTCTTGAGCTTGGTGATGGCCGCCGTGGCGCGCTGCTTTACTTCGCCGCCGGCTTTGGCTTTTTCGCTCTCGGCAAACTTGGTGGACTGCGTTTTCAACTCGGCCTCCAGCGCGGTTACTTTTGCCTGTAACGGCGCGGCGGCTGCGGTTGCAGCATCGGTAGCGATGCGCCTGGCATCGTCTTCGCTGAAAGTCTTCGGTTGCGCGGAGCTGCTAAACAACTCGGCGAAGTAGGCCTTGATCTGTTCGGCTACGGTTTTCGTTGTATCTGCCACTGCGTCATCCTCCCCGAAGTCCACCTCGATGAACTTCGATCCGTGATCGTTGAATGCAAGGTCCTGCAAACCCTTGACTTCGGGCGGCTGCGCGCCCAGGTAGGCGACATGCCGCAGGCCGGTGATGTTGCCGTCCGCATCGCAATAGAACGCGGCCGAACGCTTCTTGAAGCGCCCCGCCTTGCGCGCCTCGTCAAACTTGGGATCGACCTGCTTTTCGCGCGCCAGCAGCTTATCGCCATCGACGGCCAGGCTCTCGATCCAGCCATAAGCCGGCTTGTCGTCGGCCGGGTGGCCGATCGTAGCTGGCGCTTCGTGATAAGTGGGGTCGTAGTTGCGCACCACGCGGTCGAGATCGGCGCGGGTGATGAGGCCTTTGTTGGCGCCGCGATAATCGCCGGCGCGGAAGATCTCAATCCAAGGGCGCGGCGCTTCGCCGTGCGTCTGGCCGAGGTGATTCTTCACGAAGTCGGTGGTGTCCAGGCCTTCTTCTTTGGCGCGGGCCACTATCTTGCGCGCGGCAGGAGCCTTTTCGCTGGAGGCAAGCTCGGTGTGAGCGTACATATCCAGCGCGGAGTTGACGTGCTTATGCGTATCCAGCGGCAGATGCCAGGTATCGGTGTTGTCCGGATCGCCAGCCGAGGCGAACTTGTCCGCCGTGAGCGCCATGCCTTCGACAGTCTTCGTCTTCGCCATGGAACCAACCTATCGGACCGTAACGCCGGCCCGTGCGGTAGCTGAAACAGTTGTGCTATCTGGAATACCTACACTCCAGACAGCGTGTGGAAGCCAGGCTCGGGCACTCCCAGCCGGGCCAGCAAGGGCAATCTTTCCATGCCGCCTTCATCGCTTCCCTCGGGCGCGTCCTCGGGCAGCACGGGGATGACCGCGCAGCGGCAGTTGAAGCCGCTGGGCGGATAAATCTTCAACCAAACTGGGTCAATAGCCCGCGCGCAAAAACCATCCAGCGACGCGTGCGCCGGCCTCACGCGCAGATCGCCGACCGTCCAGTATTGCCAGTAGGGCAGCGCATCCATCATGCCCGGCTCTTTCATCTGCTCAAGCCTGCCCGCGCTGTAGGCTTTGCCCGCATTGGTTTGGAAGACGGTGTCCAGCTCGAAGGCCGCGAGATCCTCGACGCCGGCGTCCGAGGTCAGCTCGTCTACGGCCTTGTGGAAGTCGTCGCGCGTTCCGCCCTTGGCCATGGTCTCTTCCAGCGCATCGCGGATCTTCGCGATCAGCCGCTGGTCGCTGACCCCAGCCACCGTGAAGGCATCGTTTTTGTATTGGCTGCTCAGCCCGTCGAAGAGATCCCGCGTGACCGGCGTGAGGTTGCGCAGGTACTCGACCGCGCCCTCTGGAGGCACGTCGAAGCTGAAGCCGACATTGAGGGTGTCGCCCTGGGCATCATCTTCGGAAAAGTTCTTGAGCCGCGAGCTGGTGGCCAGGTGCACGGGACGGCGCAGCTTCTTGAGCCCGACGCCGGCGACATGCAGCCTGCCTAGCAGATTCGCCGCCGCCAGATGGTGAGCCAGCAGATCGCCGAGCTTGGTTTGCTCTGAGCGCACGAGATGGATTGAGTCAAGTGCCAAGCTATTTCTCCCCTGGAGGCACAGCCGTGGCTACGATCTCTCGTACGCGGCGCGCAAAGATGCCCTTGGCTTCGCCTTGCAACTGTGCGAAGAGCCTGTCGTATTGGTCCATCTCCTCGCGCATAGCGGCCTCGGCCTGGCGCTCGGCGAAGGTTGCGCTGGAGCGGTCGGTGAGCGCCACAGACGGCGCGGCCGCATTCGGTATCAGCTCCTGATCGTCTGTTTCGGTCGTGGTTAGCGGCCGGTCGTAGCGATCTGAGATGTAGCCGACACTGAACTTTTTACCCATGCGCATCAGGCCGGTGTCCACGGTGAGGGCAAGATTGAGATCCTCAGCCTCTTCGAGATCGAATTGCCAGATCGGCATGGGCGCCGTCGGCCCGAAGTTCCAAAGCACCAGCGGCTTGACGAGCTGATCGTTGATGACCGATTGCACACTGCGGCAAAGCTCGACGCTGCGCTTGTCCAGCGTGTCGGCGTGGGTCTGGCCCTGGGCCTTCGATCCGCCGCCGCCCTCGTTGCCGAAGCTGGTCAACGTCTCGCCCATGACCCGGCGCGCGATGGAGTATTGCATTGCCTGAAAGAAGTTTTCGTAGACCTTGGGATCTTGGCTGCGGGCGATCTTGAGCAGCTCCTGGTCATACTCGAAGCCCTTGGGAACGGCGACGGCCGTGTTGTCTCTGATGGCCTCAGCAATAGCCACGGCCTGCTGGCGCTCCGACGCATTGTCCGGATCGTTGTAATGCACCACGGCTGTGCCCGGACCCTTTTCCGCATACTGCATCCACAGCCGCTGGATGTTGCGCTTAAACCAGCTCGGCCAGAAGACTGCCTTGAGCAGCGGCCGGCCCATGCGGTTGCGGCTGCGCTTGCGATAGCTGAAGATCAGGAACTTCTCCTCGGGCATCGTTGCGCCTTGAGAGGCCCAGGGATTAGCGAGCAGTTGCAGATTGCCCACCTGCGGGTAAAAGCGATTGCCGAAGAGAAAAAGCTCCTGTGGGCAATCGCTGATGTCCACCAGCTCCGCCTGGCCCTCCGAGGTGTCGAAGATCATCTCCTGTACGCTGAAACCGTAGCCGGGAGCATCGAGAACGCAATCCAGCACAGTGTGGAAGTCGAGTTTGCCGAGCTGCGTTTCGACGAACTCCTTTACATCCTTGGCCAGAGATGATTCATCACGCGGAGCGGGCAGCACGCTGCGATCCCGTTCGAGCACCGAGAGCTTGAGCGTATCCAGGCAGTTGGCCACATCCTCGTCTTTGTCTTCCAGCTCACGGTAGTAGGCCATAGTCTCCGGCTGGTTGTAGGTCATCGCGGCCCAGATCGACGTGGGGTTGCGCGTACCGCCGTAGGCCAGCGTATTGCGGTAAAGCGAGATCTGCTGCATGTAGAGGCTGGTAGACGAGATCATCTCGCCCTTGGGCGGCAGCGGCGGAACGGCGGCAATCTTTTTGTTGGCCATCACAGGTACCCCTTGATTTGCGAATAAGTCGTGGGTGTCTCCGGCGTCTGGACGCCGGTCAGCACGCACGCGCCGCCGTCGCCTGCCAGATCCGCCAGAGCTTTAGCCCAGAAGGCGTCGGCGTGGGCAAAGAGCTTTTTCTTGACGCCGCCCGCGACGGCCGTGTCCACCTCGATGCGCGGCGCGTCGAAGGTGACGCCGCTGGCCGTGGCCTGGCGCTTGATCGCCTGCAGCTCGGCGCGGATCTGCGGATCGTAGGGAATACGGCTGCGCTGCTGCTCCAGGCGCTTCTTGATGCGGATGGCGAGATCGGTCTTCATCTTCACGCCGTCATCGTTGGAGCCGCCGAAGCTCACGCCCATCAGCCGGCCTTCGTTCTCCAGATTCAGAAGATCGAAGAGGCCCACGCCCATGCCGGTCTTGTCGATGGCGCTCCGGGAAGTCATGCGGACAAGCGGATTCAGTCTCTTGCACTGCTCGGGAAAGCTCATGGCGTGCAGCTTGACGATGGCGCGGGTCCAGGCCACGTCGCCGATCTTTTCATCGAGCCACAGACATGTGGCGTCGTGATCGCGGCCCACGTCGATGCCGCTGTAGAGCGAACCGCGCGGATGGAAGTCCGGCGGCAGGTCGATGGTGGCGCCGGTATCTTCACAGGCGGCAATCAGGTCGAGAGTCAGCCAGGCCCCGGTGCTCTTGAGGAATACGCAGCAGAACTCCTGATTCCATGTGTCGTCATCGTTCAAGCCGCGGCGCATCTCTTCGATGTTGATCGGGCAACCCTCGGCCACAGCCTTGTAAACATCAACCCAATGACCGGACCATCCATCTTTCTTTATCGGGAACTGTGTGGGGGCAACGCCCATCTCCAAGCCCAGATTGCGAGCGATGTCGAAGAACTTGCCCTGCTCGCCGTTGGGCGTAGAGAGCACTTCAAGCGAGTTGCCCAGCGCCACCTGGCGGAAGACGGCCGCAAAGATCGCGTAGCTGTCTGCGTGATGCGCGAATTCATCAAGCACCGCGTCGCCGGGATAGCCGCGCGCCGTGCGCGGGTTGGCCGGCAGCGCAATGATGCGGCTCCCGTTCGGAAAGGCTATCCGGCTTTGAATCGCATCGATGCGGCCAAGCGCATCGACGAAATCTTCGTTGGCGATCATCTGCGCCGTGCCACCCATGAGCTGGCAGAGCTTCGCGCATGTCTCTACGAATTCGATCGATTGGGCTTTCGAGGCGGAGAGCACTGTCGTCGTGCGTCCCGGCACGCGCATCGACATTTCGACGCGGCGGTATGCGGTGGCAAAGGAGTAACCGATGCGCGCGGCTTTCACCGCGCATTTGAAGCGGGAATTGTCGTCGATCCAGCGCTGCTGATACGGCCGCATCTGCAGCACAGCGGGAGGCTTGGCTATGTGCTCATTGTTATCCATGAGCGATCACCAGTGGCGGCAAACCAAAGGTGCGCTCGCGGAGGAGGTTGATGTCCTCGATGGAGAACTGTCCGGTGCCTTTCTTCGCGGCGGACTGGGTAGCTTCGTCAACCCTCGCACACGCGGCCTTTTCCCGATCTTCGAGCAGCTTCATCTTGCGGGTGTCCACTTCCACGCGCTTGGCCTGCAGCTCCACACGTTGGAGGCGGCTCAGGGTCAGCGAGAGCGCGTTCAGCCCCTTGAGAAAACTAGCCTGGTCGCCGGGGCCTACCTGCTGCATCAGCGTGAAGACCTGGTCGCGCATGGCATTCATCACCGCCGCGTTCGTTCCCGGCAGATCATTGCCGGCAAAGGCCGCCGCCCACTCCCGCGCTTTGGCGCTCTCGACCAGCACTTGCTTGCGCACCTGCGAGACGCGCAGATCGAACCAACGGCGCAAAGTAGTCTCCGGCAGCCGCAGTCCGGGGAAGAGATCAACCACGTCGTGGTCAACCTCGACCCAGTCGACAAAGCCGCCGCCGTCTTTCTCCCACTCCGAGCTGTAAGGCTTCGCCGATTGCTCGGCGATCTCCACCCAGGTGCGCCCATGGTCGTAGAGCCGCTTGATCGCGTCCTGCGCGCTCTGCGGCAGGCGGTCGATCTTGAGCGGCTGCTTTGTTTTCCGCGGCTCTCCGGTTTTTGGCTTGGGCTTGAGCATCAGTCGAATAGCACCTCGTCCGTGTCTTTGCGGCGGATCACGACTCCGAGGCCGGCCCCGGTAAGCATGATTTCCTCCGCGATGGTGCGCTCCCGGATCTCGCAGAACCGCTGCTGAAAGCTGACGTACCCAAAGATCTGGAGATCTTGGAGCATGGTCAGCACCTGGCGCTGGCTCATGTGCGCGCCCAGGCTCTGCATCATCTTGGCCATCTCGAAGTCGTCCATGCGGTCGGCCTGATGTTCGTGATTCTGGCGAATCAGCTTCAACATGTTCCCGCGGCGCCGCTTCGTCTGGATCAATTCCTGTTCAGTCGCCATTTTTTCTCCCTGCTCTCAGTTCGTTCATTGCGTCAGTGAGATCGCGAAGAGAAGTTAATGCGCCCATCGACGTGGTCAAATTAGTCAACGCCTCAGTTTGCTTTTCCAGCGTCGCGTCCTGCCGGTCAAACCGCTCATAAATTCCCGGAAACTCCTGGGCCGCGTAGACCGCCAACATACGCACCTCTTCCGCTTGCTTGTTGCCCAGGTCGGCCAGCCGGGTCAGCGCATCCGCCGTCCGGTTCGATGCCTCGGCGCTGGATTGCACTCCGTTGGCTACCATGCTGAAACTCTCACGCACCGTCGCATTCAAGCCTTCAAGAAATCTCCCCAACACAAACAGCGCCACAATCGCGATCAGGAATGCCGGTCCCCAGCTCTCCAGCAGCTTGAAGGATTGCTCCGGCTGCACTTTCAGAACCTCGTAGGCGCCTACCACAATCGCCGCGCCGCTCGCTCCGCTGACCGCCAAGCCCACATGCTTGAGCCAGCCAACGCGGAAGCCCATGTCCAACCCAGCCTTCGGAGGTCCGCTCAGGCCTGGAAACGTCATTGGGCGGCTCCAGCAGCCGCCGAGCCTGTAATTACAGGCAGCGGAGGACCATTGCTGTTGCCGGCCAGGTGCTGAACCGCTGTGGCTAGCTCCTGAACCGAGTTGGCCGAAAGATGCAGACTTGCCGGGGCCAAAGTTTCTGGCGCCAGCGCAGCCAAGCCCGGAAGCATGTCCTGGACAATCAGCGCCGGCCTTCCAGCCCGCGCATCTATCCCGGCCTGCGCCACGCCCCCAAGCGCGGTCAGCAACTGCGCCTGGTGCCGGTTCGCCTTGGCGCTGAATCCGGCGATCGAGAGCCCCACTCCGAGCAGCGTCAGGCCGTCTACCCCGTCGAGCTTCCCGAACCAAACCCCGGCCACCGCCGCCGCCATCACCAGGCCGCCCCCGAGGATGGTCTTCTTGCCCTGCCACCAAACCACTACCTCAGCCCAAAACTTACCCATGAAACCCCCTCGAACCCCGAAAACTCAATTTGCCGCCCTGGAAAGTTCAGCCCAACCGCCTGAACGGGTACGACAGGCACCTATTCGCCAAGATGTCGCGTCCGTTCCGTTTTTAGCTACTACCCCCGCCAAAAATTCGCACGGCGCGTCCTAGCGCCTCCTGGCGCGTTTTTGCCTTACCCCGGTCTCAGGTGCCAGCCACCGCCTGGGCGACGGTCAGGTTGTCCGGCCTCGCCCACATCGCGGCGAACTTCGCCACAAACGCCTTGGTACCCCCCGCGCCGGTCTCGAACGTCGCCGAATTGTCCTGCCGCGCCTCCCCTTGTTCCGAGAAATTGGCGGACCCATCCCGCACCAGGCCCGAGTCAACGCAATAGCTCTTCAGGTGCATCAGCACTTTGGAATGCTTCACGAGGATCTGGACGTTCTTCAGGCCGATCAGCGTGTGCAGCGGAATCCGCGCGCAGCTCGCGTCGCCACGGCACTCGGCCTGCAGCTCGCCACGGTCGAGATAGATGAACACCTCGACGCCATGCGCCGCCCGGTCCGCCAGCACTTTCACAATCGCTTCGTCCGTTAGGCTGAAAGCCGCCAGGCCGATCGTCTTCCGCGCCGAGCCGAGCGCGGCCGCATCCTGCGCTTCCAGATTCGTCTCCGGCGAGTAGTAAGTGCCCGACGGCAACGGCTGCTGCGCATAGGCCAGGCAGCTTGCCATCCATACGGCCACGCCGAACCCCAGCGCCAGTAAAGCCCATCCGCGAATTTGATTCCTCATAACGCCTCCATCAGACCTAAAATCTTGCTGCCCACAAAGCCCTCAGTCTTGTACCAGGGCCGCTTTGGGCAGGTGAACGCCAATTTCTGCGCGTCTTCGTCGTAGGTCCATGCGATGGTGATTCCGTCGCCCGTCGCCGTTCCCGTATTGCCTACACAGTTCGTCTTCTCAGATTGCGCCCGGATGCGTGCGCGGACCGCATGGTATCTCATCAGCGTGATCGAACTGAATGTGACGCGTACCGCCATCCGCGTGGCCTCTTTTTCGCTACCTGCCGCCGGGACTGGTTGATCCCGGCGGCAGGTCATTGGTGCTCCCCTGAGTGTGATGCCTTCAACTCTTTAGAGCCTGGTTGACCGCCGCCGCGATCTGGCCCTCAACTATGCCGGTGAAGCCAACCGTCGCGGAGAGGACGGTGATGCTCAGTTTTGCGCCGTCAAAGAGCCAGCCTATGGTTGCCGTAATAGGTCCCTTTTTCACCTGCGTCGTACCGCTGTTGCCGGAGATCGGGTAGCCGGCCGCCGCGACTTCGGCCTCCATCGCGGCGTACTGTGCTGGAGTAACCGGCCAGACTTGAGGTTTGTTGCTCATCAGAATCCTCGCTGCGCTTCGGCGGCAAAGAACTCAGCCGGAGTAGGAACGGTAGCGAGAGCCAGATCATGCGAAACGCCCAGAGATGCCCGCTGCATTGCCGGCTCGTCCATGTATGGCCGCACTTGCGCAAGCGTCACATGAACCTGCGTAGCCATACCCGCCACCTGCGCCTTGGTGCTGATGCTCTGCACGAGTGCCAGTAGAGTGTTGGCGATGGTCGCGAGCAGGTTGATGTTCTTGGTTGCCGTGGCCTGGCTTGCGGAATTGGTGATCTTGGCCGCTGCCAGCAGCGCCGCGTTCGCATTCTGCTGAATCTGCACAACCAATGCCTGAAGCGTCTGGAGCGCGGTCTGGGTCGGGTTGGCAAGATAGTTCTGCGCGGCCAGCTCAAACTGCGGCCCGAAAGTGTTGAGAGCCAGGGTCATTGGCCCAAGGACTGCCACGGTGATCGGATCGAGAGCTTCCACCGCCGCATTGACGGTATCGGCTGTCGAGATGAAGACCGGCGCCCAGTTGACGATCTCCTGAGCCACGGTGACCCGTTGCTGCTGTGTGCATCCGGCTGTATTCAGAGCAGCTACAGACAGAATCATGGTCGCCAGAGCCATGGGCATCACTACGGCCCAACGGCGAAGTTGCGATTGCGGGCTGTGCATATATCTCTCCTCTTCAAAGGTTGACGGGTTAAATGCTTTGCCCCGCGTTGAGCGCGGCGCAGATCTTAGTCGCGATGTCCTTGGCGTTGGGCAGCCACTCGAATATCTGCACCACCGCAAAGTTTGGTTCATGCTTCGATTCGGTGTCGGCGATCAGCCACCAGGCCTCACCACCGTGCGGAAATGGCGGTATGAGCTTGTAGCGCGTCATTCCCGACACCACTGCGGCTCGTGATACCTGCGGATCAACCGCCATGGAGTTTGATGGCACCATTTCGCGCGGGCCGCGGCCTTGTCAGTTACGTCCTGGTGCTGCGCGAACAAGACGATTCCAGTCTCCAGAGAAGCCGAGGTAGCGTGTACCCGCGATAAGTTGCGGCGTGTAAGTTCCTCGCTGATTGGTTCCTGCTCGGCAAGAATTGCGTCTCCTTTCACCGGATCGTATGTCTGCTCGAACGCAGTCTGCAACGCCTCGTAGCGATCCTGGAGCGCCGCAGTTGATTGCTGCGCCAGCGGAACCTGCGCATGGCCCACGGCCGCCAAAACCACCAAGAGCGAGATGAGAATCAAGGTGCGCATCATACCGTTGCCCCGCCTTTCCAGAGCGCCACTTCCTCCTTACGCCGCGCTTTCAGATCGGCTAGCTCGACTTCTTTGCCTTCTTCCTTGCCGTGATCCCAGCACAGCAGCTGCTCGGCTGCATCGTCGTAGTGACCGGCGTTCAAGTCTTTGAGCAGTGTGGAATTGCAGAGGCGCGTCGAGCCCAGGTTGAAGACGAAATCAACCAGCGCGTCAAACTGGCCCTGAGTGAGCGGGACTTTGACCAGGCGGTGTACTGCGTCTTCGGCGTCGTTCACGTCGCAGGCCAGGATGTGCTCGGCCAGCTCCGGAGTCACGCCGTCGGCAAAGCTGGTCAGCTGCGTCAGGCGGTGGCCCCAGCCGATGGTCGGAAGACCGCAGGTGTCCTTGTACACTCTTCCCTGGAAGCCTTCGCTCCGCTTGAGCAACGCCATTCCCGCCGCGCTGAATTCCATCGTCGCCCCTCATGTCGGAGGCCGGGGATTGGAGCGTGTTACCGCACTGCCTCCAACCCCACGGACACTCGTCTGCTCTGGCTGTCCGCCGATCTCCTTTCGGAATTTGGCGGTGCTTGCCGTTCAGGTTAGTGTGCAGAATAGAACGCGGCTTCGCTGCGTGATGGAGGAGGTGTCTAAGGCGCGATAACTGGAACGATGCGCGTCGTGTTCCTGATCGCGTAGTTGGCGATCAGCAGTTCGGGAGACGCCGTGCGCCGGGCGGCGCCGCATATTGTATAAACCACTCCCACGCGTCGCGTCTTAAAATTGTGCGCTCGCGCCAGGCGGCGAATCTCGGCGCAATCGTTGAAGCTCATCAAGAATTTGCCTTTGATCCCGGCAAGCCGCGCGAACATCTCCGCGCGGCGCTCTTTCGAGAGTGGCTCGTATCTGCCGTTCGGTTGGAAGTCCACATAAGGCGGATCGAGATAGAAGAACGTCTCCGGTGAATCATAGCGCTCAAGGATCTCTGCGAAATCTCGCTGTTCGATTAGGACGGCTGCAAGCCGCTCGGCGGTAGCCTGGAGCAGATCGCGCACCCGGCTTAATGGACGTTTGGCTCTCGGAACGCGCGCAGAGAGGCTGCCGAAGTGCTGCCCTTTCGCCCCGAAGGAATACCAGACCAGGTAAGCAAAGCGGAGCGCACGATCGATTTCGTTAGCCACTTCTTTGTTTGCCCGCAACTCTCGAAAGCGGGCGGCGTGGATGCAATCCAATTGCAACTGCTCGGCCAACTCGGATGGCCGGTGCTTGGCCACGCGGAAAAAATTGATGAGATCGCCGTTGAGGTCGTTTATCACCTCAAGGTTGGCCGGCTCTTTGGCAAAGAGCAGCTTCGCCGATCCGGCGAAGACCTCAGAATAAATCTTGTGCTCAGGAATCAGGCTGAGGAGAGTCTTTTGCAGCGCACGTTTTCCGCCGGGCCACGCGAAGGGGGAATTCATGGTTCCGAGCATAGCTCGAAACAAAGGCGAACACAAGGCGAAGACTTAGACGCTCAGGAAAAGGCTCGAAGAAGTGCGTAGATGATGCCGGCAGTGAACGAAAAGGCCCACAGCGCGCCGAAGACCGCCCAGAATACACCCTTGGCTGTCAGCGGGAGCGGAGTCGCAGACCGCATGTCCAGCGTTGCTCTGGCCCGCACGTCCTCCACTGGGCGTCCAGCCGCTTGAGTCTCATAGCAGTCCTTGTGATAATCCACCCGCCATCCAGCAGGTTTGCCGCAAAATCTACAATTCGCCACCACGTCCTCACTTTCTGACCGGCGGCTGGCCAATCCACTTGATCACAACCCCGATGATCCGCGTGTCAGGTCTTACCGGGACAGCTCGATTCTCGATATTCCTATTATGCGGTTGGAGCAAGAGATCACCATCAATCTCCAGCAGCCATCTTATCGCTACGCCATCTCCATCGCCCACGGCGACAATGTGATTCAGTGCAGCAGCCTTCGATTTCTTTGTCCTGTCCACGATGACGATGAAGCCCGTCTCAATGAGCGGCGACATCGAATCCCCTTCGACCACCAATCCAACCAACTTTTGAGTTGTGGGCAACCACTGACGCGGGAAAATTACGCTGTGATCGGGGATGTCGTCCACCGAGCGAAAAGACCCAGCACCGGCAGACTTAAATACTTTGATTTCGATGCCTTCTCCATCCGGAACGATTGGGGCAGCGGTTCCGGCGAGTGCCTCTGCATCATTGATCGAGAGACCTATTTTTGAAAGAAACCACTGCTTTTCGCTGCCTGAACTCCGTTCAGCCATGCGCGCATATATTTCCTTCCTGGGCTCATTAACGCTTAGTTCCCAATTTGAGACTGCCTGTTTTGTCACCCCGAGGAGCTTGCTGGCCTCAAGCCGCTTTATTCCAAGGGTTTGCCTCCACTTCGTGATGTGGTCGGCAGCTTCGGAATCTAGGCGAGTCGATGTGGTCATAAAAAAGACTTGACACGTATACAGCGGCGCTGTATATCTTATGCTGTATGGTTCAGTCTGTGTACCAGTCGAAGCGTAGCACGAAGCCAGCGCCGATTGCACGAGCGCTTTTTTACCGTGGTTTGCCGACCAGGGTCGCCCGAAAGCTCCAGGTGAGCCTCTCTTTCGTCTGCCGCGTGATTAAAGGGCAGTCCATCTCGGCCAGAGTCCACAAAGCCGTCCGCCGGGAAATTTCACTCATAGAAAAAGTTCTCCATAAGAAGGCGGCATGAAAAACCTCTCTGCACGCCGCATCACCAGGCACTTTTTCGGTTGCCCCGGCCGATTTCTGATCGCCGCCGTGCAATCTGACCTGCAGGTTTTGCGCACATGGTCCGCCATCAGGGCTGAACTCAAAGCCATCCAGCGCCGCGAACGCGCAGCAAAGATCGGGGCGAAAGTATGAGCCCTTTCGTCGCCTTCCTGATTACTTTTCCTGGCTTTGGCTTCGTCGCTCTTCTCGTTCCCCTGCTGGCCGTGCGCTGGTTTCTCTCTCCCGCCGCGCGCAAACAGACAGAATGGCTTTTCGTTGCCGCGCTGCTGATCGAACCCGCCGGTATCCTCTCGCAGTTGACAGCCAACTCGCTTTCGCAGCTACGCCCGCTCAAACTCGATCTCTTCATCTACAGGATCGATGCGGTCGTCGGCTCGCCGAGCTTCCACCTGGGTCAGCTCGCGGCCGCACATCTCTGGCTCAAGATTCTGGTCAGTGTGAGTTACGGCCTACTGCCCTTGGCCATGCTCGGCGCCTTCGCGGCGACGCTGCTTTTGCGCCCCGAGCGGGAAGCGATTCGCGTGGCGCAGACCTTCCTGCTGAACCTCTTTGCCGCCCTGCCGATCTATCTCCTCTTCCCAGTCTGCGGTCCGGCATTCGCGTTTCCATCGTTTCCAGCTCTGCCGCTAGCGGGCCTTGTTCCGCATCTGCTGGCCATCTCCGCGGCGCCCAACGGAGTGCCTTCCGTTCACATGTCGAGTGCTCTGCTGGTCCTCTGGTTTTTACGGCGTTGGCCCTGGGGCCGCGCCATCGGCGGCGTCTACGCCGCGCTGATCGTTCTCTCCACATTAGCCAGCGGACAACATTATCTTTTCGATCTGCTCTGCGCCGTGCCTTACACCGCAGCGGTGGTTTGGGCTGTGGATAGATTTGCGGCGCGCTCGGCGGCCAGCCAACACTCAGAAACCTTTCTTGACCAGCAGCTCGTGGGGGCAGCTTGAAAACTGAGAATCGCCGTTTTTCATTGACAAATTATCCGCTCTGCTGGCCTGACGGCTGGGGACGCGCTGCAAGCGACACCCGCAAAAATGGGCACTTCAAGACAGCCCGGCACGGCGTTTCGGTTATGGATGGAATTCAGCGAACCCTCCAGCAACTTGCCTCCATGAAGATCAGCCGCGACGATGTGCTCATCTCCACCAATGTGCCGACGCGCCTGGACGGTATGCCTCGCTCCGACCAGCGAGAACCATCCGACCCTGGAGCCGCCGTTTACTGGCGCAAGAGCCAGAACGCGCCAATGCAGTGCATGGCTATCGACATATACAAATCTGTTGCGGACAACCTGGCGGCCGTGGCGGCCACCCTGGAGGCCATGCGCGCCATCGAGCGCCATGGCGGAGCACAGGTGCAGGAGCGCACCTTCCGAGGTTTTGCGGCGTTGCCGGCCAAGACCGAACGCGATTGGTGGGATGTGCTTGGAGTGCGGAGAGATGCATCCAGAGCGGTGATCGAGGCTAACTTCCGCTCGCTCGCCAATGACCGTCACCCAGATCGCGGCGGAAGCAATGAAGCCATGAGCGAGCTGAACAGGGCTCGGACAGAAGCTCTCGCCGAGGTGAGCCAGTGAGCACTCAATTGGCGATCCCTTTGGCAATTCCTTTTCCCGTGGCCGCTCCGCAGCGTGTCTTGCTGCCTTCGCCGCGAGACCAGGAGCAAGCCTCCCAGCGGCTTTCCGTAGTTCAGCAGATTCTCGAATACCAACGCGATCCTGCGCGTTTTGGCCGTCTGCAATTGAGAGATGGGACACCGATCACGAGCGCATCCAGGATGGTCGAGTTTGCCGCAGAGACAAACGGCATTTCCCGCGGCACGCTCTACAACTGGCTGCGCGCGCACAAGGCAGGCGGCTTCGCGGCTTTGGCGGATAAACCTCGGCGCGACAAGAATACTTCCCGCTTTTTTGAATCCTACCCGAAGGCAGCTTGGCTCTCAGCCTACCTTTTTTTGGATCAGCGCATGTCCTGCCGCGTCTGCCACGAAGCCATTGTCCGCGATCACGCGATGATCGAGATTCCTGTCGACGCGTTGCCTTCGTACGAAACCGTGCGCGCATGGCTGAAATCCATGCCGCCGTCGCTCGTTGTTTACGCCCGTGAAGGCCGAAAGGCATATCAGGAACGCATGAGCCCCTACCTGACGCGCGGCTTCACGGATGTGTACGCCAACGCCGTCTGGGTTGGGGATCACATGATCCACGACGTCGAGTGCGCGAACGATTGCTTTGCTAATGTCGAGTGGGGTTCGCCGGTCCGCATACGGCTCACAGCATGGCTGGACTATCGCTCACGGATGCCGATGGGCGCGAGCTGGTGCTGGGAAGGGAGCAGCCGCTCCATCGCCGCAGCCATGCGCCGCGGCATCACGAAGTACGGCCCTCCTGAATGCGTCTACGTTGACAACGGAAAAGACTATCGCAAAGTGGGAAAGGGAGCGCGGCCCGGCTACATGATGGACTCGCCGCTGGCCCCACAGGATTGGCGGAAGGCTGAGCTTGAGTCCATCGAGGCCACCGGCTTTCTGGCGCGGGTGGGAACTGCCTTGACGCATTGCGCGCCGTATCACGGGCAGGCAAAGCACATAGAGCGCTTCTGGGGCACCGTCCACGAGCACTTCGATAAATGCTGGAACACTTACACCACAGGCAGCCCCTTCACGCGTCCCGATTCAACTTCACTCGCGATGATGGAACACCGCAAGCTGGCCCGCCATGGCCGCGTTGCCGAGTCGAAGCATCCGAAGGCTTCAGTCTTCATCGCCGCCTGCCTGGCCTGGATGGAGGAATACTCAGATTCGCCCCACACGGGAATTGGCATGGACGGTGGCACACCACGCCAAGTTTTTGAAAACAATCTCAACCCCAACCAGCGCCCCGCGCCCGATCCGGCCACGCTGGCCCTGCTCATGGCGGAGCACGAGCGCAGAATCGTTCAGGAATGTGCTGTTCGTTTGAATAATCGCCGCTACGTGCCCGCTGACCAGGCCGGCTTCGCCGCGCTGCACAATCTGAATCAATGCGACATCTTGATCGCCTACGAGCCAGGCGCGCCGGAAGACGCCGCCGCGCTCGATCTCGACGGCAACTTTATCTGCGCCCTTCAAAGCGAGGAACTCGTGCGCTTCGCGCCCAGCGACCCGCACACACAGTCGCTGATCTCCGAGAGCATGAGGCAGCGCCGCCACCTCGAAAAGCAGACGCGCGAAGCGCTGGGCACAATCAGCCTGGTTGCGCGGCAAAACGGCGCGCTCTCGCCGCTTGAGCAAATGGCCCGGCGGCTGCAACTCCCAGCCGATACCGATATTTCTGACGTAATTACCCAGCGCAATCCCCACCTCGCAAAACTGTCCCCCGACAATCACCCCTTAGACCGGCCACCGACGCCGGCTGAGGCAGCACGCATCTTTTTTTCGGAGAGGAAAGCATGACCGATCAAGACCACGGCGCGGCAAGAGTGCAGAAGCTGGCCATCGATTACCTGACGCAATCCGGCATGAGCCCGGAGGATTTCGCGCGCAGAATCGGCTACTCGCCGAACACCTTCGCACAGTTCCGCAACGGACGCTATGCGCACATCACCGACGCCAGCCACATCTGCGCCGCCATCCTGAATTTTGTTGACCGCTTTCCGCTGGAGTCCGATGCCTGGGCCGGCAATCTTTACGAGACCGGCGCGGTCAAGATCATGCGTTCAGTTTTTACACGCCTGCTGGAGCGGCCGCAGATCTTCATGTGCTATGCGCCGCCGGGTTCGGGCAAGACGGACATTGCACGCTACCTCATTGCGCAGCACAACGCGCAGCGTGTCGCCAAAGAGAAGACCTACATCTTTCGCGTTTACTGCAGGGCCCGCATCTGTCCCAGAGATTTAATGAAGCGCGTGGCCACCGCCTGTGGAACCGAGGCGCACACGGCCATCGACCGCGCCATTCACAATCTGCGCTGGGATTTTCGCGGGGCGCGCGTGGTTCTCTACTTCGATGAAGCGCAGCATCTCTCCATCGATTGCATGGAGGTTGTCCGCGAACTGCTCGACGAGGAGCCGCGCTTCTCGCTGTGCTTCGCCGGCAGCCATGAGCTGGATCGCATTTTCGCGGACTTTGCTGGGCGGCTCGAACAGCTTGAGCGCCGCATCTCCGACAAAATCACTCTGCCCGCCGTCACTGCCGACGAAGCTGCCGGAATTTTGAAATCCGAACTCGCCGGCATGGCGCTCGATGCCGGGGAGATTCGCCGGCAGATTGAGCTGGCCTCCATCAGCGTCCGCGTGGACCGCAAGACCCAGCGCTACATCAGCATTGGGCGTCTCATGGCCGGCATCCGCGAGATCCGCCAAGGCCTGGCCCTCCAGATCGACAGCGCCGAGAAAGTTGAGGCAGTGGCATGAAAAGGCTATTTTTCGGCACCGGCAAAAACCTCATCATCGAGTCCGCGGAAGATTTGGAAGTCTCCATGCGTGAGTACCCGCTCGCCAGAATCCTATGCGTGCGTCGGCGTACACGTTGGGCTTGTCTGCGCCGCTGGGCAGCCTTCTGGGAAGTCTGGACACCCTCGGCGCACCTGCACAAGCTCTGCGATCTCTGGACGAAGGCGGCAGTGATCGCGGCCGCTCTTTACTTCGCTGTCGAGATCGGCGCGGCTTTTCTGCCCGGCGGCGCCGTCGAGCGCGTGCTAGGAGGTGGCCGGTGAGAGACACCAAAGCGCTCGACAACTTTCTGCGACAAACGGCGATTCGCACCGAGGAGCTTCAAGCCCAGGTCGAGCGGCTGATCCGCATGGACTTGAACGGCGGCAATTCCGTGCCCGGCGTGGCTTATGAGCTTGGAAAAGCCCGCGGGATCAGCGGTTCCATCAACGCTTTCCTCGATAAGGCGAAGCTGGAACTCGACAAAATCGGAGGCGCGAATTGAGCAACCAGCCTCAGAATCGCATGGTCTACATCGACCAGCACGGCAAGCCGCAATGCGTAAGCGCCAAGGCTGTGACCGCCATTCCCTCCGAGTTCGGCGATTGCCTCAAAACGCTGTGCGCCGACATGCAGCTCGCGCTCGATTGCATTGATGAGTTCGGCGGCGTGCCGGTGCCCGTCGCCAAGGCCATCTTGCGCAACATGGAGCCGGCACACGCCGCCATCGACATGGCCATGCGCTGCTCGCCAAAAGTTGAGGTGGTGAACTGATGCTCATTCCTCTGCAAGCTCCACCGTTTATCTGCCGAGTCTGTGGCGCTCCGAAGCTCAACACGAATCACTGGATCTTCGCCATCGTCAAGCCGGGCTTCGAAGGTATTCTCTTTCAGCCGATCGAGGCCACAGACCCAGACCGCAATCCACTTTTCACCTACGAAGAAATCTGCGGCCAGGGCTGCTGCCACACGCGGCTCTCCCGCTATCTCGACGACCTCAACGAAACCTTCAAAGCAATTCAGAAAAGCGAGGCTGACCATGACTCCGAATAAGAAACAACCGCCCACTCCCGAAGTGATCGACGGTCTCTGCATGAACTTCGATGCGGCGAGAGCTGCAGTCGAGGGTGCGCAGCAGAAATTCTCCACCGCCAAAGGCGCGCTGCTGGAAGCCGTGCAGGATTACGGCTACACACCCGCCAACGCTGAAAAGACCACGCGTCTGGAAGGCACGCTCTACATCGCCGACGCCACAGTGGCCTCCACCGTCGAGATCATGGAGGCTCCGGTTGGTGAGTTGCAGAGCGAGTTGTCGCGCCTCAAGCTGCCCAAGGTCTTCACCGAACTCTTCGAGCGCAAGGTGAAGCACACGCTGCGCAAGGATGCGGCCGGCACGCTGAAGCTGGCCGTCGGCGGCTTCAATTCCAAAGTTCAGAGCCGCTTGCTCTCGCTCTTTTCGTCGTGCTTCAACGTGAACGCGAAGGCTCCGGCGCTCTCGGTGGAGCTGGCCGCCGCGCTCCGCCAGAAAGAAGCTGAGGCCGTCGCGAAGGCCGAGCGCAAAGCCGCCAAGGCCGCGAAGAAAGGCGGCGCGAAGTGACAAACAAAAAGATGATCTTAACCGCCGAACCAAAGGCCATGCTCGATTACTACGAGGTGATGCGTCGCATGGGCAAACCCTGCTGGTTCATTCGCTGCGGAATCCAGGGGCGCCCGCTGAGCGGCATTTGCGCTTCACCCAAGGCGGCGTGGAAGGACTCTGCGGATTCCTTCAAAGAGTTTCTGAGAAAGGAGGCCGCCTGATGGAAGCCACCGCCGTCGTCACGCCGATGCCTCGCCAGATGCGGGCGACATGTCCCAACTGCGGACAGCCCCTCGACCCCTGGAATACGTGCCCTGGAGTCTCCGCGGAGGTGGCGGCGGCGATCTCCACGGTGCAGCGGCCGGTCTACTGCGACAGAAAGGAAGGCCCTGATGCTTACGCCGCCTGAGACAACCACGTTAGCCCCGCGCGGAAAGCGCTGCTCACGGTGCCTTTGCTGCGACGCGATTATCGTCTTCGACGGCGAGGCTCTCTGCGGCGCCTGCGACGACGGCACGCACCCGGCGCTGCCTGAACGGCACAACAAGTTTGAGTCGGACTCGGCCAACTGTCCGGCTCAAAAGGAGGGGGAGGCAACGCCTACTGGATCAATAGCGCGCGCGGCGACCTCCTCTGAACCTTCTAACCCGCAACCCTTCAAGGAGGAACCGATGCAAAGAGTCACCGATGAAATGAAACAGGCGATCCGCGATGCCTCCGCGAGCGAATCGTGCGCCTCAATTGCGAAGCGCCTCGGCATGAATGAGAAAAGCTGCTGGCATCACCGCGACCTGATCCGCAAGGAAGCGACGAACAAGAAGCCCGCGCAGGCGAAGGATGCCAGTGCATCACGCATCGGTCCCGGCCACGCTCTTGCGCACTCAGTCCAGGCCACGTTTCTGGTCACAGGAAAAATCGTGGACGGCTGGTGGAAAGGCCTCACGCTCGGCGATAAAGCCGCGATCTTCGCCAGCAACTATGTGATCCGCGTGGAAGGGAGCGTCCAGTGAGCAACGCCGCTCTCAGCGCCGCGCATCGCAGCATCTTTCGCAAAATGGAGTCCTTTGCCACAACTCTGGAATCATTTCCTTCTTGCGAAGAGCTTGATGCTGAGGATGATCCCGAAGTGTCCCTGCACCTCGCCGATGCGCTTGAGTTTTGCGCTGGGAACCTTATCATCGCCATCGCGCTCTTGCGCTGCGAGGCCCAGGCGGTAATCGAAGCACGGAAAGGAACGGTTCGATGACCGAACAATCCCTCTTCCCGGATATGGATGTTTCCATCGAGCAACGCGTTCAGAACATCGACGCGGAGATCCTCTGGCTGCTTTGCGGCAAGCCGGGCGGTCCGTTGAACCTCACGCTTTCCGACGACGAGAAGGCGGTGCTGGCGGCCATCCGTTACTCCCGAGGCGCGGCAAACGCTTATCCGATCCGCGAGATGCAGCGGCGGCCGGGCTGTGAGCGCCTCACAGATCGGGAGATCAAAAAGGCGGTGAGAACTTTGCGCATCAACTTCCGCCTGCCTATCGGCTCCAGCAAACAGGGCAGCAGCGGCGGCTACTTCATCATGCTCACCGACGAAGACCATTCCATTCTGCGCAACCAGGTCTTAGACCAGGTGCGCGCCGAGTTGGAAGTGCTCAAGTCTGTGGATGGCCCGCGAGCTGCGCTTGAATTGCTCGGCCAACTTCAATTGGAGGTGAGCTGATGTTTGTCAGATCGATACATAAGGTCGATGCACAACCCGGCCCCGCAAATAGCTCAACGCGGCCCGCAGAGGCTATCGTCGTCTGCCAGATTCCCGGCTGCGCGGTGGCAATCGAACGCCGGAAACTGATGTGCCCGACACACTGGTTTGAAGTGCCCGGCGAAGTACGCATCGAGGTCTCTCGCGCGCTGAATGCGTGGCTCGGCGGCAAAGAAAACCTGCGGCCCTACATGGCAGCACGGCTCACGGCGCTTATCTGCGTCGGCAAACTTCACCGCATCGATATGAGCGCGCTCGAAGCGAAGCTCGACCAGGTACGCGAGGATCTCCGCGCAGAACAGGCGAAAGGATAGTTACCCAGAAAAATCATTTTGAAGGAGGAATCACCCATGAGTGAAGTGAATAAGTTGGCCAACGCCCTGGCGCTGGAGGCCGCAAAAGAAGTGCTTGTATCCAGCACGCTAACTGTCGAGAGTGACGGCATCGAATGGCGTGACATCGACACCGAAGATTTAGATGGCCCACTCGGGAGCGCGCTCAAGGATGAGCTGCGCTACCTGAAGCTGCGAGAAGCCATCGTTTGGCACGCGACGAAGCCGAACCTCTTCCGCATCGTCGAGGTGACCGCATGAGGCCAAAGAAGAAGATTCTGTTGGTGGGCGCGTCGAAGGACCGCCTCTCCATACTGAAGTTCATGCTCCACACCAACGGTTACGCCGTCACGGAAGTGCTTGGTGCGGAAGAAGCGGTCGAGCAGCTCCGCGCGCAAACCTACGATCTTCTGTTCTGCGACCATTGGACTCTGCCAGGCATTGACCTGCTACTCGACCGGGCCTGGAAAATCGACTCCGCTATGCACTCCTTGGTGCTGGCCCCGAATCTCACGGCGTCGCCAGAGGGCCTCAATGCGGACGTAGTGCTGCTGCGCGGCGGTTGTTCCTCGGTTGCGCTGCTCGAATGGATGAAGCGGCTCACGGCACGCAAGCGCGGCCCGCGCTCGATTCGCAAGCGGCCTTTAGCCGTGTCCGTGCCTTTGATGCCAATGGCAGATCGGAGGCTCGCGTGAAAGCCCTGACCATACGAGCGCCCTGGTGGTGGTACATCCTGCACGCTGGCAAAGACATTGAGAACCGGGACTGGCCGACGCGCGTCCGCGGCCGCGTACTGATCCACGCCAGCAAATGGTGGGTGAAGGAAGATATAGCTCGCGACGATTGGGACGCGGAAGAGATGGCCGCCAAAGCTGGCTCCAACTTTCTACTTCCGGATTGGCGGAAGATACGGGAATGCTGCGAATGCCGCGGTTGCATCGTTGGCTCGGTGGAGATCGTTGATTGTGTGCCCCAAAGCGACAGCCCTTGGTTTGTGGGTGACTACGGCTTTGTGTTGCGCAACCCGGTGACCTTTGCCAAGCCGATTCCGTACAAAGGCGCGTTGGGATTCTTCGGCGTGCCAGACGATCTGGTAAGGCCAAAATGACGCGGCAAGTTTGTAGGATCACGATCACTGCAACTAACCCGAAAGCCTTCTTGAAGAGTGCGGCTGGCCAGAGGCTAATCAAATTGATCCGAGCGGCAGAGCAGAAGAAAGCGCAACCTACAAAGGAGAACAGAGTTGCAAGAACACGGGTATCAGAGAAATTGCCAACACATGGGCTGCACGAACCTGATTGATCCGAAGCGGCGGACTGCGAAGTTTTGTTCGGATGCTTGCCGCCAGGCGGACGGACGCGAAATGCGGAAGTTACGGCCTCCGGTACTTTGCTCGGCTTGTAGGAAGGCCCTGAGTCACAAGGAATGAATATGCAGATCACGAAGGCACAACTCGGCCGGCTGCAAACACTCTACGCGCAGCTCGCGCGCCACGAGATAGGCATGGGCCTAAGTCGCGAGGAGCGGATAGCCTGGGCCTCCCTGCGGCTTCGTAAGGAGGTGTCGAGCTTTAGTGACCTGACCGCCGACGACGCTGGGTGGCTGATCGACCAGATACAGACGCAGCTCGGCGTGAAGGCCCCCGCCAAGCCCCGCAAACGCCTCGACCGCGACCAGGCGCGTAGAGCCGGCAAAGACGGGCGCCACGATGGCCAGGAGTTCGCCAGCGCCCCACAGATCGCCTCCGCGGCTGACCTGGCCACCATTGAGAGTTACTATGCGCGTCTCGGTTGGGAGCGCGCCCAGTTCGACGCCTGGCTGCGCTCGCCGCGCTCGCCGCTCAAGCATAAGGCGGCGCCTTCGATCGCCACCGTCGCCGACGCCAACCGCGTGCGCTGGGCGCTCAAAGGTATGCTTCAACACGCCGGTAAGTGGGAACAGAGGAGGCCAGCATGAGTTTCCGCTCTCCCGATCAGTTGCTTCTCCCCTGGAGCCCACGCTTTTCTATCTCCACGGCGCGCACTGCGGAGATCCTCGACGTGTCAGTTCAAACGGTGACGCGTATGATAGAGGACGGCACGCTCAAGGCCTACAAGGTCCGCGACAAGCTCAATAGCCCCTGGCGCATCAACTACGACTCACTGATGGCGCACATTGAAGTTATCCACAAAAGCAACGGGCTCAACCAGCGGTTTTGAAGGTATCTCAGGGTCTAAGACGGTTGATATGTTCAGTAAGATTGAGTTACTCTGTTTTTGAACTTGCAATCCTACTCATTTGTGGGAGAAAAAGCGGACATTTCCGGCCAGTTTTTCGCCCGGATTCGACCCCAGGACGCGTCTCCTTTCCGGCTGGTCTACCATTTTTCATAGTTCCGCTGGATTTCGCTCGGCGGCGGGTTTTCGGCGAGGTTTTTGGGGAGTTGCGTCGGGGCTGGATTGCACTTCAGGCGGCATCTGGCGCGGTGTTTTGGCGTTTTCCACAATACCGCCATAGTGGCATTTTGCTCTAGTTTCATATTGCGGGATGGTTCTGTTGGATTTCTCGTACGCGCGACGATGTTTCAACAACTTACGAGAGAAATCTAAGCGAAATCGCCCCACCAGTGCAATTCAATTCCTGTTTTTAATTCCAGTCGTCGAGCTGTGGAAAAGCGTGTTTCACCCGCGTCAACGCCGCCCAACGCCGCCGCATTCGCCCATACGCCGCCAGTGCAATACAATTTCTGTATTCACACCCGCGGTTTGTGCGGCGGTTAAGAAGCCGGTGTTGGTCCGGATTCTTCCGCCGGTGGAAAGACTCGGAGGCGTTCGACGCGGCGGCCGGTGGAGGAGACGATCTCGATCTTCATGCCGGCTGATTCGAGGAGGACTAACTCGCCGGGCAGCGGGATACGGCCTTCGATTTCGCTGACCAAGCCGCCGAGCGTGGTGGCTTCGTAGGCCTCGTCGAGATCGGCCAGTCCGGGTTGCTCGCCGAAGAGGTCGGGCAACTGGTCGACGGGAAAGCTGCCGGGAACCAGCCAGACGCCGCCGGGCTCGCGCTGCGGGTCTTCAATGGGTGCGTCCACCTCGTGCTCGTCGCGGATGTTGCCCACGATCTGTTCGAGCAGGTCTTCGATGGTGACCAGGCCTGCGACGGCGCCGTACTCGTCGATGACGATGCGCATGTGCTGCTTTTCGCGCTGCATCTCGCGCAGCAGCTCGTAGCCGCGCTTGGTTTCAGGGACGAAGACCGCCGGGCGCTTGATAGAGGCAACAGTGCGCGTGTGGGCCTCCTCGTCGGAGATTTGCAAAAGGTCGTGGGCGAAGGCGATGCCGGTGACGTTGTCGAGGGAACTGGAATAAACGGGGACGCGGGAGAAGTTGTTCACCCGCAGCAGATACAGAAACTGCTCGAGGGTAGTCTCCTCTTGCACGGCAAAGACATCGG